GGCACGCGGGCGTTCGGCCAAATCCTCGATCCGGCTTTCAACTACGAGGCGTTGCCCTACGCACCTAAAACCTGGATCGAGCAGGACCCGGCACAACGGTTCCTGCTGATGCAGAGCAGCCCGGTGGTGATCCCGTCGCGCGTCAATGCCGCGCTGGCGGCGACCGTGTGCGCCGGGACGATCAACTGATGGCCGCGGCAGCCAAGGCAGCACCAGCGGCCCCGATGCCGCCCCCGATCCCGCCGGAACCGTCCCCGGAAATGATGACGGCCACGGTGGCGCGTGGTCGAACGGTAGTGCTCGCGGGGCGTTCGCACGGCCCCGGCACTGTCCTGGAGCTGTCGGTGGATGACCACGCGCATCTGCTCGCCGCCGGTTTCCTGGTCGACCCGCGCGTGCCGCTACTGGTCCCCGGCATCGGTCCGATGTTCACCGGCGCAACGAATGGCATCGTGAGGCCGCAGTAAAATGGCCGTTGACTGGGACACGCTGCTGATCGGGCCGACTGTCGCCTGTTTTGGCGAACCGGTGACCTATACCACGCCAGCCTCGACCTTCCCGATTGTCGGGGTATTCGACCAGGCATACCGCGAACTGATGGTGATCGCCGCTCGCGACAGCCACTCGTTTTCCGATGATATGCTCGGAAGTGCGGTCACCGCGGAGCGGCCCGTCCTCGGCGTGCAGCTCTCGCAGTTTCCGCCCGCCACTGCCCCGGCGCAGAGTGATACGCTGGTGGTGCGCGGCGCGCTCTACATCGTCAAGGAGGTGCGCCTTGACGGGCATGGCTGGGCGCGGCTCCTGCTCAACGAACTGGACGCCGGAGACAGCGCCTGATGCTGGTCGATGGTATCTCGCGTTCACAACTGCGGCTGATGGGGATCAATGCGCTGCTTGCGGCGCAGACCTCGGCTGGGACCAGCGTCTTCGCCTGGGCCGACTGGCCGACTGACCCGCGACTGTTTCCGATGCTGCTGGTTTCGACGCCACGCGAGCGGAAAATCTCGCAATTTCCTGGCAGCTACCAGTTCAAAAGCACGATCTCGCTGGTGGTTGTTGGCCGCGTGGTGGCGGCGATGCCCGCCCTGGCGGGTGCTGCGATGGAAGTTCTGCAAGAGCAGATCACGGACGCTTTCTGTCTGGATCCGACCCTCAATCATGCGGTTGAACAGTACACCCAAGTCGAGGCGACGACCGCGCTGAGTTCCGATGCCAAACAGCACGTGGGCGAACTGATGATGACCTTCGACATGGTCGTCTACCAGGAATACGGCCCGACCGGTCCGCCGGTCGAAGGCTTCGTCGGCAACTTCTCCAATGTGACGCCGTAACACCCGAAAAGGTTTCAATCCAAATGATCGTCAAACCCAAAGAGGGCTTGCGCGTGCGCGTGCCTGGCACCAAGCGGCAGATACCGCCGGACGGCATCGATGTCTCGCCCACCGATCCTTACTGGCACAGGCGGATTATCCAGGGCGACGTCGAAGCCATCAGCGCGGACGTCGACGAAGAAACGGCGGCGGTCCCTCCTGCCATCGAACCCGCGCAACCCGCTCCGGCACAGGGGTAAGCCATGTCAGGCAGCACAATCGCGTTCAAATACTTTCCCGTCGCGACCTGGCGCGTTCCTGGGTTTTATCCCGAGTTCTCGGCCAATCAGGCGAATACTGCCCTCCCCAAGCAGCGGGCGCTCCTGATCGGTCAGGTTCTCTCCGGCGGCTCGGCGGTGCTGAACCAGCCCATCCTGGCTTATTCGGCGGCACAGGTCATCACGCTCTGTGGCCTGAACTCGATGCTGGCGCTCATGTATGCGGCCTATCGGCTGCAGGACCCCTTCGGTGAGGTGTGGATCCTGCCGCTGGCCGACAATTCATCAGGCGTTGCGGCCTCCGGCTCGGTTGCCTTCACCGGCCCCGCGACCGCCGCTGGCCTGGTCTCGCTCTATATCGCCGGCAACCTCGTGGGCGTCCCGGTCAGCGCCGGCGACACCGCGACGGTGATTGCCGCGAACGCGCTGGCCGATCTGGAGGCGACCGCTAACCTGCCCTGCAGCGGGGCCGCCGCGAGCGGCACGCTGACGCTGACCGCGCTGCACAAAGGCCTCGCTCAGAACGACATTGATCTGCGGGTCAACTATCAGGCGGTGCGTAACGGCGAGGTCCTGCCGGCCGGCGTGGGCGTCATCATCACCCCGTTTGCCGGCGGCTTGCTCAACCCGGTGCTGACCACCGCGCTCGCCAATCTCGGCACCAACACATTCGATTTCATTGCGGTTCCGTACACCGACAGCACGAGCATGGCGGCGATCACCGCCCTGCTGTCCGACCAGTCCGGCCGCTGGAGTGCGATCGAAGCGCTGTATGGGCACGCCTTCTACGCCTATCGCGGGACCATCGGGACGCGCAGCACCTTCGGCGCCGCGAACAACAACCAGCATGAAACCGTCCTTGGCTACTACGACAGCCCCACCCCGGCGTGGCTGGAAGCGGCAGACTGGGCCGGCGCGCACGCCGCCGTCTATCGCGTCAATCCGGCGGTTGGCGTGGTCGGTCAGCCGCTTGGCTTGCTGGCGCCGCCGATCGCCAGCCAGGACACGCCGGCCGAAATGAACCTGATGCTCTACGACGGGATCAGCACTTTCACGGTTGACGCCTTCGGTCAGTCCCGGATCGGCCGCTCGATCACCACCTATCAGGCGAATCAAGCCGGCCAGCCCGACGATAGCTACCTCAACACCAACCTGCTCTTTCAGGCGATGGCGGCGGCGCGTTTCCTGATCGGGAATGTTCTGTCGCAGTATCAGAACAAGATCCTGGTCGATGACGGCGCGGTCATCGCGGCCGGTTCGCCTGCCACCACCCCGTCGCTGGTCTTCCAGGGCGTGTGCGGCATGTATGCGTACCTGGCAACGCAGTTCCTGGTGCAGAACCCGGCCACCTTCGCGGCGAACGGCTATGCGCAGAAGGGGCAGGCGGGACAGATATTGTTGTTCCTGCCGATAGATTTCAGCGATCAGGTCATCCAGGTCGCGGCGCTCATCGCCTTCCAGCAATCCACCTAACCGGAGGCCACCATGAGCGGCACAACCACGCCCACGACGCCCGCCAACCGGCGGCTTGCCGGTATCACCGTCGCCTCGATCAACGGCACAGTCTACAACGTGACCGAGTTCGCCTGGTCCCCCGGCATTTACAAGCGCGAAACGCTCATCAGCATGTCGGGCGTCGACGGCTACAGCGAAATGCCGAAAGCGCCTTATGTGGCCGGCAAGTTCCGCGATGCCAGCACGGTCAACGTGACCTCGTTCAATCTGATGACGAACGCAACGATCGTCTTCCAGTTGGCGAACGGCAAGCGGATCGTCGGGTCTGGACTGTGGAACACGGGCGAGACCGAAGTCGCCGGCATGGATGCGACTTTCGACTTCAAGTTCGAGGGCATCTTTGGCTCGGTGTTGGAGCAGGGACCGTAACATGCCCGCCGAATGGACATTCCCGCCCGAGCCCGTGACCTGGATCCTCGCCAAGCCGGTCGCTTACGGCGGCACGACTTACACCAAGATCACCCTGCGGGCGCCGACCGCCGGCGACATCATCAACGCGACCGCGATCCCTGGCCAGTCCGGTATGGCGATCGCATTGCGGATGGTCTCGGCCATCAGCGCCGAAACCATTCCGTACGAGGCGCTGCTGAGTGTGCCGTCCTGGCAGATCGAGCAAATGAGCAACTACTTTGAATCGTTCTCCGGTGCGCCGTTGCCAGGCCCTTTGGCCCCAAAGCCGTCCACCGACGAGAGCCCGGCGGCTACCACATCCCAAGCTGCCTGATCGCGTTCTCGGTCTCGCGGCTGCCTCGATGCCTGCGGTCGCCTGGGGTGCCCATCCTGGAGGGGCTTGTCGCCTCGGATGATCTGCCTGTCTGCTGTGCGGCCGTGGCCCGGTTCTACGGCGAACCGCTGCGCTGGGCGTTGGGCCTGCCGCTGCCCCAACTCGCCCTCTGGCAACGCCTTGTGCCCGCGGTGCGCGCTTACGATCCCCTCGCCTCGGCCGTTTGGCTGTGCAAACCCCCTAAACGGCCGGAAGGAGTGACGTATGTCGGGTAGTACCCAGGTCAGCGGCATCTCCGTCCCGATCTTTGCCGTCGACCACGCAACGGCAGTCATCAACCGCGTCAACAAGAGCATTGCCGGGTTGGGGTCGCAAACGAGCCGCTGGAGCCAGGCCAGCTCTCGCGCGGGCGGTGGCGCTTTCGGCCTCAACCGGCTGTCGGAAGGCATGGAGAGCCTCGGGGCTAGAACCCGCGACACATTCCGCGCGCTGGAGAAGATCGCCCCGGCGATCGGGCTGATCACCGGCGCGACCACGCTGGGCGGCATGCTCGCCCTGGAGCTGCGGTTCGCCAACCTCGGCCAGCATGTGGCCAATCTGGGCCAACGGCTGGGCATTCCCGTCGACCGGCTGACGGCGCTGCAAGGTGCGGCACGGCTGGGCGGGCTTGGTGCCGAGGATATGAGCGCTGGCCTGGCGTCCCTTGATGAATCGCTGCGCGGCGCGACATTCCGAGGCGATGGCCAGAAAATCCAGGCCTTCAACGCGATCGGCGTCAGCTTCGGCGAGATGGGCAAGCAGGCGCGCACGGCCGACGATGCCATCCGTGATGTGGCCAACGGCATCAAGTGGCTGAATGACACGCGAGGCCGCGGCGCGGCCTTACGCGAAGCGCAGAATCTTGGCCTGGAGGGACTGTTTCCGCTTCTTGTCAAAGGCGCCGCCGGCATCGATGCGTTGGAGGCGAAAACCAAGCGCCTCGGCGGGGTGATGACGCCGGGGATGATTGAGCGGGCGAAAGCGCTGCGCGAGGGCTTCGAGAGTGTGGCGATCGCCGCCGGGGGATTTGCCAACAAACTTGCCGATGCGGTGTCGCCACAGTTCACCCGCATGAGCGAGGGGTTCGCAACCTGGATCTCATCGATTGCGCCTGGGGTTTCCGACTGGGTCGGCCGCTTGGCGACACGGTTCGGGTCTTGGGTAACCAGCCCGGCGTTCCAAGAGAATGTCTGGAGGCCTTTGAATGCCGGCATCGAACGTTTTGCCGGTTGGGTCGCTAACCTGACCGAGAAAGACTTCTCGGACTTTGGGAGACATCTGACGGACATAGCGGATGACGTCGACAGAGCCGCAAGTGCGGCTATCACCTTCGGCGACACCTTATCCCACTGGCAACTGTCTCCGAAGCTGCAGCGAACCCTGGACGAGCTGAAAGTCATCTTCCACGACATTCCCTATCACGCGGGCAAGAAGTTCCGCGAATTTTTCGGACTGCCGTCCGACTTCGAGGATCCGAACACGCCCGAGCCGCCGTCTGGCACCGATCGTCTGCTCCGCTACCAATCGCCGTCGCCCTACCCGAGCCAGGCGTACCCGCAGCCGGGAACCGGAAGCCCGATCACCGTCCCGGGCGCAGGAAGCGCGGCCGGCAGCGTGATGCAGCAGGTGCATGACTTCTTTGCCGCCAAAGGCGTGCCCGAGGCGCACATCGCTGGGATTCTTGCGAATGTCGCAGCGGAAAGCACTTTCGATCCGGTGAAGCTGGGCGACTTTGACAAAAGCACCGGCCAATACACCTCCTACGGACTGTTCCAGGAACACGGTCCCCGAATGGACGCCTTGCGGACTCGTTATGGGAACACGCCCTCAGTCGCTGACCAGCTTGCTTTCGCATGGAGCGAGCCGCAAATGCGGCGGGCTCTAGGTCAGATGCAGATGACTGGAGCCTCGCCAGGCGCGATCTTTTCGCGTGACTTTGAGGGTCCGCAAGGAGGCACGGGCGAAGACATCCGGCGCGGTCAAGCGTCGGGGCAGTTCGAGGGTGCCGTGCATGTCAGCCTCGAAGTCACCGCCCCGACCGGTAGCCAAGTCGTCGCGAATACCAGGGCGAACGGGGCGGTTCAGATGAGCACCCCGACGCGCGTGGTCGTGGGCAT